ACAAATAAGTCTTAAGTTCTTTTAGTTATAAAACCAGCGTGGATATTCATTTATATTCACGCTTTTTTATTGACTATTGTCTTAACCCTATTAAGATGTCTACGACATCTGCATTTCGCTTGCGCTCATGCTTTTCCTTCTACTCTAATAACTTTGATTTATTGTTAGTTCTTCATGCTTTATCTAGATCTTTCAGTCGTAATTTACCTACAACAGGCAAATTACAACGAAGACTTTATCTGAGTCCTTCTCGCGTACTAACTAAAAGAGATTGTAATCACATACACGGAAGCGGTCAGCCTGTACTCCCTACTCTAGATTCTTCTGGCGGTAGCATCCAAGGCCGTAGTTAGCCAACAATGGATAGCTCTCGGGTCGGTTTGGATCGGAGCCCGAATCTTTTGGTTTTTACACCTAAATTGATTGCCGTGTCGTCCTGTAGATAGTCTTCTCTATCTGTTCCAAGTAGGCATGACCTACCATCTCCTCAGGACACAGAAATACATCTGCATCATTGACTGATTTATTCGTTTATTATTAAATCTTTTACGGAGCCTTTACCAAGTTTAATCTGTATGATACCGTTGTAGTTGTTTTCTTTCAACAGCACACCTTCCTTAAATTGATAGTACGCTTCCATGTAGTTTGTTTCACCGCGGCTCTTACATAAATGTATGATCTCACGTGTAAACTTGTCTTTTCCTAGCCTAGCCATATCTTCAACTAGTCTAGCACTTGAGCCCCAATAGTCTTTCCAATCAGTCTCAACTGTTTCCCTGCGCTTGTTTTTCTTGCCTTTTAGAGGTGGTCTCTTTTTGATGGTAGTAAAATATTTTCGGCCAATGTAATCGTAGCCATTTGTAGTGTTGGTTATTCTGTAGATAAAGCCATAGTTGTCAGCGATATCCCCGGAATCAAATACATTACCGTTATAGGTCCAGGGATAATCATATGACATAGAGTTATTTATTTAGAACCTAGTGCGTTTTTCTTCTCTTGGATTTCTGCACGTCTAGCCTTGGCTAGTTTAGCTAGATCACCTAGTGCACCACGAGCACGTGCCGCCGAAGCTTTAACGCCTTTACCTTCAAATTTTTCTGATTCTGCTTTGTATAGTTCCACTGCTGCTAAAATATCGTCATGAATTGCCATGTTTACTTTTCCTTTTTAAAATTATACTACTCTTGCTTGTTTACGAACAATTTCTTTCGTAATCTTTGATTTATCTTTCTTACGCTGTGTTTTATCTATCAACGCTGTCAATTGTGTAATATTCAATGGACGTAGTCTTGGTTTACCACTTTTATATTGTAGTGGATGATTGTGTCTTTTACTTGGGTGAACTCTTGCTGTTGCGCCGCCTGCCATTAGATGAACTCCTTGCTATATTGTGTTATTTACTGTTAAAATTGACATACAAAATTATTTCTTCTACACAGGTGTTTGTTTTGATCATTGTCGCATAATCGATAAATTCTGCTACATCTGTACAATCAACTCCGTTGCCTGTCCAACTTGGCCTAGATCTACTTAATTCAGTATCTAGTCTGTCTAAAGTAATTAGCGTAGTTTTAAACTTAACTAGGTCATTCTTGAAAGCGGCAGTGCATTGCTTACTGGCATGTGCTAGTGCGGCTTTGGCAGTACGATACGTTTCGAACATAGGTTCTGGCCCCACAATGGATTTCTCCCCTACGCTACCAATATTAAAAATATACCCTTGTTTATCATTAGCTTTCCATGTTTGATAAACTTCGTATAATAAATTAGTCTGAGCAAAATTAGCCCAAGGTTCGTGTGGTGGCCCATCAAACGCATTATTAATGAATATGTCAAATTCTAAACTTTGTTTAGCAATCTCTTTTGCTTGCTTAGTAATGTCATATCCTTGTTGTCTTGAAATACTAACAGCATTAAAATGATTAACCAAAGTTAATCCTAATCCTCTATTACCACCTGTAATTAACATTTTCATCTTTTGTTGCCCCCTTGATCCCACACTTTGGATAATTTACTGCCACAAGTCATGGCACACTCAAATATTCTACCATTGTTTAAATCTTTAGTCCAACTGTCGACAATGTGTTGCCAAAACCCATTGGCAAATATATCTTCCAATGAATTAAAATGTATGTCTAAATTGTCTCGACCATATTGTTTAATTAATTCTTGTATTTGATTCTTACCATTTATGTTGCTTAATTTGTTATGCCCGGGCAAGATGCTTGCATCATGGAATCTCTTATCATATAAGTTATGTGTAAAGAAATTACAGGGCATAACCAGCCCTTCACCTGTTATTGCTACTTTCTTTCCTAACAATGCATCACAACGAATTTCTGTAGAATCAAAGTAGTCTTTTATATTATTGTACTCATTCTTAAGTTCTGTCAACCTAATCATTGAACGATTTTTATATTTTAGATTAACTGGGGGTTCTATTGTATACCCAGGTGCGGGCCACGCAGTCATTTCTTCTATTAGAGCATGATTAAAAAATCTACCTGTGTTGCGAGGCAAGAACGATTCAAAACCCATATCCTCACTTAGTTGGCGAGCTTGATCGACTTGGTGTTCGTTATGCCGAAATACAATATAGTTCCACTGCGCTTTACCGCCTGCTGTGATAAATGCTCGTGTGTTAGCTATAACTTTATTCCAACTAACATTACGTCTATACAAATGATTGGTGTCTTCTAATCCATCGATACCAAAATCTATTTTACCATAGCCGTTTAGTATGATAGCCAAGTCTGCCCACCATTCGGGACTGCGTATACCACCATTGGTATGTAAGTATAACCAAACCGTGGGACTCTTACTGCGGAAATCTCTAAGTATGTCTAAGAAGTCAGGGTGTGCAATTGGATCACCGTAACTGCCACAAAAAAATACTTGTCGCAACCTACTAACTAATTCTATAGGAAAAGCACGATCAATAGTTTGGCGATCTAAGTAAACTACAGGTAAATGCGGATTGACTTCCCCACCATTGATGTTGCGAGGACATTGCGGGCATGCCGCATTACAATTGGTTGTAATTTCAATCTGATATTCGTCAATGACAGAATAGTCAAACATTAATTTATCTCTACGTCAGTATTATAACTAGTGAAACCGTTTTCTTTTACCACAGTTAGGATATTATTAACACGACCACCTAGCTCATCTCTATGCGACACTAACCAAATTGACTTATGAGCATCACGCGACATCTTCTTAAGGATAGCCATGGCGTTCTCAACACCAGACGCATCCATGCCCGAATCAATCAATTCGTCAATGAATAACAAGTTGATTGGTTGATACAATGACTCCCACACATCACGAAAGCTCCACGACAGTGAAAGTATTAAACGATTACGCTCACCTCTGGACAAGTTGTCAAAGTCAAGTTCACGTCCTAGTTCAGTGATGTTGACACTTAGGTCATTCATAAACACCACGGTATGGGGTAAGCCAATACGGTCAAGATATTGGCTCAGTCTGGCGTTCAAGTAGCTCAGATTTTGATCGATGATTCTTTTACGAATATAAGAATCTTTATTAGTTAATAGTTTGTATAGGAATTCTTGATGATCTTTGACTCGACTAAGTTCATTCATCTTAGTATAATCAATCTCAGCAAGTGCAGTGGCCTTCATATCTGCAATCTGTTCAGTATAAGGATCTTCTTCTGCTGTCTTGCTGGTAATCTGTTCTTGTATGCTGGCGATACTGCTACGATGTTGAATAGCAAGTCCCTCATTGTCATAGAATGTTTTAGGCTGTGATCCTAGTTCACCCAATTCTTGTTTAGCAGCAATTAATGCTTCTAAATCTCCTGCATGAACACCTTGTTGTGTTTCTGCATCTTTAAGTTTGCTTTCTTTGATCGCCAATAGTTCTTCATGTTTGCTGTCATGTAAATCCTGCCCACAGGTATTACATTTATGTTCACGTAAGGTAGCAATATCACCTGTTAAGTTGGCGATGCCTCTGACTTCACGAGATAAATCCTGTTCACTACGAGCAATAGCCTTGTCTAGATCAGTTAGATCTTTACGACGTTGATTATATACAGACAACTCTTTATGTGAAGCAATTTCTGCGTCGATATCTAATGTAAGTAATTCATCTAAGGCAGTCTGTAACTTAGAAACATCATCCTTGCGTTTAGTCATCCAAAGCATCTGACGACGCTGTGTGGCTTCAATCTGTTCTTCAATACG